TGTGTCGTCAGTAGTTCTTGCAGCACCGCCTGTCCCGCCACTTCCAACAGTTACCGTTTCAGTCGGCCCAAGCAATGATGCTGCGACAAAAAGATCAGTACGCCCCCCAGGGCCGCCACCACCGCCGCCAAAGCAAGCAGTAGTAGATATGCTTGCAGTAGCGCGCCTCCTACCAGAACCACCACCACCACCACCACCAAACACAACCACATAGACCATTTTGGCCCCGGCTGGCTTAGTCCAGTTTGATGTGCCAACGCTAGTGAAGTCTTGAATGTTTGCACTAGAAATACCACCTCCTCCGACAGCCCATGCAAGGCCGGTTGCGGTGCTACTGTCAGCAGTCAAAACATAGTTATCTGTTCCGACCGGCAAACGGACATTGGATGTTCCATTGTTGACAAGCAGATCCCCTTTGGTTGTCAAAGGAGCAATCTGATCCGCTTGCGACAATACTTTTACCGTACCGCCGCTGTCTTTGAAGTACAGCTTCCCGTCAGCGGTGTTGACCACTAACTCACCAGCAGACAGACTCGCGCCAGTCGGGACAGACCCAGGTGTGCTGCTGAACCGTAGCTGGATTGTCGTGACGTTGCCTGAGTATGACGCTGATGTCGCTGGGACAATTTCTGCCCCGTCAACATAAACTGAACGCTCTGCTGGATACGTCAGAAACACATCCTTACTGCCAGCACCCCAACTGACAGCGTTTCCGGAATTACTAGATGCGAGGATCGTGTCTCGGCTAAGAGTCGTGCCAGACGCTGTATATGTCCCAATACCAACTTCCCAGTCAGTACCATTAGTGACCGTGTAATAGGTCGTGTTGCCATCACCAACAACGGAAAACGACTGGTAGCCAGTAACAGCACCTGCCAGCGTGTAAGTACCAGTGCTGATGGTGGTCGTGGTTTCTTTTACACGATCTTTGAGGACAAGCGGCATAACTTACCCTCAAGCAATCCTGATGATCGCGTTAGACGCATCAGCAACCGGGAACTGAACAACAAAGTTGCCGTTTGTACTAGTTTTGTCAGCACCAAAATCCAGCACAGCAATCGCTCGATTGGACTTGCTGCTGTTGTAGATCAATGCACCTCTTGCCGTGAATGATGCACTCGCCCAAGTGCTGTCTGAGAAATCTACAAACGCAGTTGTGCCGCTAGAAGAGATTGCAGCCCCTGTGAGCGTGTTTCCTCCGGTAGTGTACCCGTTACCATTAGCAACCTCATTCGTGCTGCTGTAGGTCGTTGTAGCGGCATCCAGAGACGCTGAAGAGGTGTACAGCGCGATCTTGATCGTATCAGTGTCTAGATCGTGCGTACCACCAAGAAGCTCCGTCTTAAAGCTGGTACACATTGCTTGGGTGATAGCCATGATTTACCTCTTTTGAACTGTCATAACCATCGGATTGCCGCTGTACTCTGCTTGCTCATCCGACACCGTTAGATCTTGCATCGACCTCTGGAACATTGCCGCCCAGGTCTGCAATCGAGCATCATTCATGAGATACGGTTCTGCCTCCGTTAGCGCCCCGTAGAGCAGCAAGTCCGGGCAAACATCCGTAAACACATTCGTTGACACAGAATCGCTCAGGAAGGCCGGAGCAGCGTAATACAGCATCCAGAGTGTGTAGTTGCTGTCCGCTACAGGAGCAAACTGCATCTCGTTCGACAGGATGGTGTAGGCAACAGGCTTGCCACTCTCAGTCACCCGCGCATTCCTGGTGAACGAAGCAGGAGACAGGTATCCAATAGGGATCTCAGGATTGCCATCCAGATACAAGTTCCGCATCTGGAGGAAGTCGCTTGGCAGACCGACAGTGCTATCACCACCGGTCATCGTCGTGCTAGACAGCTTCAGCATTTCTCGGATGCGAAGCTGCCTCCGCAGACGGATCTCAGCCAGCCGGATGAAGTCAGGGATCTGGCTACTTAGATCGCTTCTTGCGAGATAGTTTGCGACTGCTGTTTTCAGGTCGCCGTAAGTTGCTAGGGCCATGTTTCACGTCATCCCATCCAAAGGTCTTGACGCCAATGTGTCCGATGTGCATTGACAGTTCATGGTCAACATACACCGGAATGTCATTCTCCATGCACCGGACGCAGAATGTGACATCCTCACCGATGACATTGCCGTGATCAGTCCAAATGACATCAAACCACGGTCTAGGGATCTTCTCAAACACTTCCCTGTTGACAAGTGTAACCGCAAACCCGACCGCGGTCACCTGTTCTACACCCTTCTTCCCCCTGCTTTCAACCTTGTGCCAGACCTGTTTCGGCTCTCCTGGCTTACCGTTGAGCATTTCTCGCTCAATCTTAAGGTTCAACGCAGTCGGCAGAATCGGTTCTCTGCGGGTCGTAGCGTTAACACCGCAGATCGGTACTTGCCTCGCCTGGAGGATCTCCAGCGTGTCAGCAGGAAACCGCTGATCAGAGTCAATCCACAGAACTTGGTCTGCACCCCATTCCAGAGCTTCCTGCGCCAGTTTCTCCCGCTGAGTGAAGATCAGCGTTCCTGGCATCTGCAACAGTTGTATTTCGTTCTGACCCCGTTTTGCCTCGTATCCGACCAATCTTGCTAGGTCAAAACAGAATCCGCTCATCACCTCGTCCCGACATGGGACACAGATTGCAACCTTCATGCTCCTCCTTAAACGCTTCCTGGGTAAGTCCTCCAGACTCGGTTATCAGGGTCATTCAACCAAGCCTTAAATCGTTTTTCGTCTGTCACCATGAATCCACGCATGATGCCCATCTTGTTGAGGACATCGATCACCGTGTTTGGAATCCTGGCAACATGGGTCATAACACTGTCAACCTTCTTGGTTGCAGCGTTGACCTGTTGTTTGTTTGCTTCGACGATGTCAGACACATCCTGCTTTGTGGTCAGGATAATCTGATCGTCTTGCAACGTCGCTACGGTGTAGCGTGTATCGCTAATACTGAATAAGTCTTTCATGCAAAAAGAGGGAGCAGGTTTCCCCACTCCCTCCCATCAGTCATTACTGATTACAGAGCCGGATTCAAGTCAGCCACGATGCCATGAGCTGCCTCGTTCCGCATCTCCAGCGTGAACTCAGCGAGAAGCTGGGTCTTCTCAGCATCACCGGTCTTTGCGAGATCGTTCGTCGCAAACGGACGCAGATACGCAATCGCGGCATACTCTGGATCGAGCAGCAGCGCATCCCGAGTACGCATGAAGCGATCCGGGGTGACCGACAGCGTACCAAAGTCGCTCATGTAGACATCAGCAGCACCGATGATGGTCGTCGGCTGGTCGCCTGGGGCCATGTAACGCTGTGCAGCGATACCAGCGAAACTCGACACCTTCTGCTTCAGACCGCTGTTGACCACCAGCAGTTTCGGATTGCCACCCGAAACAAACACCTCGGCAACCACATCCTTCAGCAGCGTCTCGGTGAAGGTACGGGTAGCACCATCCGAGCGAGTCGAGACACCAATCGTCGTCGGATCAGTGCCAGACGTACCAGCGGAAGTGTTGGTCTTCAGCCAGGACAGAATCGCACCGAGTTTCCGAGCGGTGGTGGACGAACCAGCAGTCTGCCCTTGGTTGGCAGTGATGATGGTTTCCATGTCGCGCTTCAGTTCCGACGCAGCCTTGGAAAGCTGATACGCCTTCTCCGACTTCCGGCCAGCCTTGTTAACGGCTTCCAGTGTGTTGGAGATGCTGATCGTCTTTTGAACGATCTGCGTGTAGTTGCCAAGACGAACAGTCGGGCTGATCGTGGTAGCAACAGCATCAGCGCCCTCAACCGCAGCGTTTGCAGTCGTAGCAGCAGCCAGCGAATCGCTTTGCCATTCGTGGTAAACAGCAGTCGCTTTGGTGCGAGCCAGGGTGGACAGGATCGGGGTTTCGGTAGGACTGATGTCGTAGATAACATCAATCAGGTCTTCGCGCATCCCGATTGCGCTGTGTGCGGTAAAAGTGCTCATCTCAATAATCCTTACAGGAATCGTTCAAAAATGGCAGCAGCGTCTCGCGCTTTGCCGGTCTTTTTCAGGACTTTGCGCTGATCCCTGATTGCCATCTCCTCTGTGTTCACCGGCCTACTGGTTCCCGGTTTCAACACTTTCGGAGCTTCTGCAACCTTCTTCTGGACACCCGGCTTCTGCGACAGAAGTTTGTCGTATTGCGCGGCTTTCCAGAGAGTCAATACAGCGCGTGAATCGTAGACCTGGGCAAGTTCCTGATCCGTGAAACCGAGTTGTTTGGCGTAAGTCCTGATCTCGCCTCTAACCGTTTCACCCTTCTGTGGATCCGCAAACTCAGGGATCGCTTGAGCCAGCTTCTGCTGTTCCTCGGCAACCAATTGCGCGAGTCTCTGCTGATGCTCCGATTGTTGCTGGTAGGCAATTCGTTGCTGTTCTGCTTGGACTGCTGCTAGTTGCTCTCGGCGTTGCTGTAACTCTGCGACTCTGACTGCGTATCCGATTGGATCAGATTCTTTCAGTGCCTCAAGGTTTTCGCCCTTCGACTGTTCTGCCAGAACCTGCTGAATAGCTTGCAGACGCTCGGCATACTGATCTCGGAGAGCTTTCGCTTGCTCGACAGCCTGTCTCTCTGCTTCCAGAGCCTTCCGCTGTTCCGCTAGCGATTGGGTTTTCTGAGTGTAATCCGTGCCAAGCTGGTAAGACTTGATCAGTTCATCCAGAGTAACTTCGCGTTCCTCACCGGCTGCTTTCACCCGGTAGCGCGGAGTTTCCTCAACCTGCTCAGTCTGTTCCTGCTCCTGCTCAACAACCTCTTCCTGCGGTTCCTGCTGGTCAGGCTTTTCACCTTCAGCATCGCCCATCAATCCAAGAATTGCGGCAGCGCCACTGTTTACATCAAGCTGTCCACTTCCTTGCGGAGTAGTGTCCATTCAAACCCTCACAAAATTTTCCATCGTTTAGACCTGATCTCAGTCGTGTCGGCAATCGCTTGGAAATGACTTTTGATCAAATCTATTGCGCGAATCATTCTATAGGAATTTTCTCTAGCGTCAACCTCGTGATCACTAGAGTTAACAATCCTGTCAACAAACCCTTGTTTCAGGCTTTCCAGTTCCCTGACAAACTCATCATCTCGGAGCAGGTTGGCTGCGCGATCTGGACTCATCCTGGGATTTCCACGTTCGCACTAATACCCGCGCCGATCTTGGCAGCTTTCAGTTGTGCCTCTGCCTCAAACTCTGCTCGTTTAAGCTCCAACTCAGCAGCAGCCTTCTCTCTAGCCAACTGAATATCGGCTTGAGCCTTCATCCGCTGAGTCTCGATTGCTGCCATTGCTTTCTGCTGCTCGATCTGGATCTGCGCTTGAGCCTGAGCAATCATGGCATCGGTAGCAGGATTGGACTGCGGTTGCTGCGGAGGAGGATTGGACAGTTGCTGATCCTGTTCTGGAGTGATGTCCTTGAAGAACTCAGTTGAGTCCTTGAATCCAGCAGCCTCAACAAACCGACCCAGAGTCGCCCGATACTGCCCGAGACTGACCAACGGATTAGCTGGCCCTGCCAACTGTAGGATCTGCTCCTGCTTTGCAAGCACCATCTGAAGCATTGCCATCTGCTCTTGCTTCGTACCAGTCCCAAGACCAACCCGAATGCTGACATCGTACTGATTGCTCCACTCTCGCGGATCCATCGGCACAAACTTGCCGCGCATACGCATCAGAACCTGCTTGTCCTGATACTTGCAGAGCAGGTGCAAAATGCCCTTAAACAGCGATTTGACCCCTGTCTCAGCGAAGATCCTGGCGATCAGTTCGATCTTGCCTTGAGCAGCGTTGGTTACCGCAGCAACAGCAGCAGCAGTGACGTTTTGCAGGATGTTTGGATCGAGTCCCTGTTGAGCATCCGATACACCAGTCCGTTTCTGCTGAACCTGATCGAAATAGCCCATCATCGGGAAGATTTGATCACCGATGGATGGAACATTGATCGGAGTCATAGCGTTGGGACTCTTCATCCTGACGACACCACCCGGAGTCACATTGAGCAAGTCATCGATGTTGACCTGACCCTCGACCACACCCATCCGAGCGTTGTTCGACAGGTACAAGTTGTCCAACGACTGACGCACTAGGGTGGACTTGATCAGTTGCAGATCAATTGTCCTGTCTGCCAGCGACTGACCAAAGAACTTGTGCGGGATCGGGATCGGGCAAATAACGTGGAACGGAACATAGTCCGTCTTCTCGTTGCTCAGAATCTCGTTGTTGCTGTAGAAGATCTTCCGCAACTCAGCAAGACCGTCCCCGTCATAGTCCACATAAATGTAGCACTCGAAAACCTCGACCTCCTGCATCGACTCATCCAGCGAAGTGACCTCGAAAGGCTCCTCTCCAGGCGTGTATCGAGCAAGACGCTCCTCGGTGAAGTCTAGGCTGTTGAATGCTGGCAGACCGTCAACGATCTCCTTATCGAACCCCATCTGGATCAGGATCGACCTGGGAACCAAAGTACGGTGAGCAAGGAATGGCGCATCCTGAACGGTTCTGGCCTTCTTGGAGACGATCAACTCTTCCGGAGGGACGTTCTCAACGACAACTCGGCCGATCTTGTTGCGCTTCTGTACAACAACACTGCGAGTCTGCGTGACCTGACCGTCAACCTCGACTTCCTCGATCTGCTCTGCAACAACCTGTCGGGTTCCGTCTGCCAGCAACAGTGCAAGCTCGATCTCAGAGAGGTTCTTGTAAACCTCCTCGATCACATCCAGCTTCTCATCCCAATACGCTTTGACCGTCCCGGTCTTCTGGAGCAACGCATCCTTGAACCAATGATGCAGGATGGTGAAACCTGGGTTTTGCTTGTAGAACACCCAGTTTGCGTAATCAGTTGCTTGCTTCGCACCTTCCTCATCACCCGGGCCAACAGGCTCATACTGGATGATGTCGTCTGCGCGAGTGAACACCCGGATCAGATCGGGCAACGCACCATCTACAGCCTCTGCAACCTCTGCGGTGATGATCTGTGATCGACCTTCTACCTCATTGCCATACGGCTTGCGGAGGTAGTAATCCATCGCTTTTGCGCGTTCAGCGGAAGTCTCTGTATCGAGATAGCCAATAGCGTCATCGATCTCAGACGACAGAATGCCCTTGAGCCTACCTTCATCCATTTTGCACCTCTGCCCTGCGAGTGTATTGCCGTTTAGGTGGAGGATCTGCCTGTTTCAGCGCAGCAATCTCCTGCTCCAACTGGCGAATGCGCTCACGCAATTCGTGAATGGTTTGGTCAAAATCTCGACGTAGAACGATGTTTCCCTGCGGAACTAGCATCAAACCACCCATTTTGCACTATGTTTAATCGGTTTACCCCAATCGTCATTGGACATCATTTCCAGTGACTCTGCAAGATAACGCCATGCATCAGCAGCGTGAGAATGCTCATCGTGCAATGGCGCACCAGCCTCCTGCGTGACCTGATTGATAGCCCGTCTGTACCGTTTCAGATGGTTGACTAACTCCATCGTCTTGTCAGCATCGAAATAAGCCCTTGGAAAGACCATCCTAGCCATTCTGATGCCTTCCTCTGGGTTACCCCTTGGCAGCACAGTAACGCGCCTTCCAAGCGTTTCTAGAAGGTTCTGGGTGGATTTACCAGTCTGGAAGTTCTTGTTTGCTCCGTCGTGCGGTATGAAGTCTGTACCCCATCTCCATTTTCTCGACTCGATTTCCATGACATAGCTGTCAATGGTTCGATGACTATCCTCGATGAAGTCAATGATCCTGACTTCTGACGCAACCTTCTGGACAAAGATGATCGACATGGAGTCGTTCCATCCCAGATCCCAGACGGTATGGACTTTCAGTGTTGCATCGTATGGAACAGACCTGATCCGGCCTTCTCGCTGCAAAGCCTCGATCTCATTAGCGTAAATCGCACCATCGACAGCAGGTCTGCATCGACCTTCCCAGACAGTGAGATAGCCCTGCGGATCTCTGTCTAGCCAGTCTTTGCGCTCCTTGTCCAGTTCTGGTGGAAACCAAGGATTGTCTGACCAGTTGACCTCGCACACCCAAGAATCAGACGGTGGTTGCGCCACAAACCGGGTAAAAGTTTCATCCGTGTCTAGTTCAGGATTGAAGCTGATCCAGATTTCTGATGCTGGCTTGCGGATCGTTGGAATCAGAACATCCCAGGACTTACGGGTGACAACTTGAGCTTCTTCCACCCAACAGATGTCAGTTCCCTCGTAGGACTTCATATTCGCCACACCTTGCTGGCGAATACCTGCAAAAGTGAATTCTGTCCCGTTGGAACCTAGAATCCTGTTTTCCTGCACTTCGTACAGGCTATCCAGACCAAGCAGTGTGATCTGATCCTTCAGCAGTCTATGCACAGACTCCTGAATAGACTTCTGCGTCTCCCTGGCGCAGAGAACCCTGATCGGTTTGGATGCTCCGAGTGCTACCAATGCCCGAGCAATCGACCAGGACTTGCCTGAACCCCTGCCACCGTGAAGGATCTTGTATCGCTTAGGCTGGAAGAGCGGCAGTAGCTTCTGCGGAATCTCAACTCTGGTTCTGGACACCGACAATCTCTAGAACCGTTTGGATTGGCCCACCGTTTGCCCCGGAGACGTTTGTCTCTACAGGGATCAGCCTTGCTGCGAGTTTGTAGAACTCAGTCAGGTGCTTTGGATCTTCCATTGCCCACTGCACCATTCGATGAGTGCCACCTAACTGATCAAACGCATCAGCGATAGCTTGCTTCATGCTAGTGCTGACCTTGTTTGGCACACCCTTTGGCCTACCAGCACCAGCCCTCGGCCCTCCGCGCTTCTTGATTGGTTTCTCTAAAATTTCCACTTTGTCCGACTCCTAACGGGTCATCGGTTTACGCTGTCTTTACTCGATCCTTAATCAGTTTGTCGATCTCTGGATCACCCATCTGCTCCGGTGTTGGTGCAAACAATGCTCGTTTTCTGTTGTCTGTCACCTGTGCCGGTTCAGACAAATAATATACAGCAATTGAGTTTCTGGTTACATCAGCAGGACATTTGATTGGATCAGGCAGTCCATGCCATGAGCCTCTAGTGTCGAAGATCACTGCCCGGTTGTACTTCGGCTCAATGACCTTTGCAAGAGTTCTGCTGTCCTTGTAGAGACCCAACCCACCACCCCAGGACGATTCCCATGCAGGAGACAGGTAAACAATAAGGTTAAGGCGACGTTGTAGGTGTAGCTTTGGATGGATGTTGTAATCCAGGTGAACATTGAGCTTCCCTCCTCTGCTGTGCTGATGCCAGCCACCACCGTGTAATCCTTGGTCAGCAAACAAGTCCTCGTCTACCATTGCTTCCAGGGACTGTGTGAATTTGTCGCTAGTTAGCCAAGCAAAAGTCTTGTATGTCTCTGGCGGGAACTTGTGCCAGTCGTTGCAGGTGCGCTTGACCTCTAACGGACTGTCATACCGAAACCAGCATGGATCATCTGGCTGCGGGAACTCTTCTGCTAGCTGATCTGGGTTGGTGAAGAAGTCATCTATCACACAATGCCAGTATGGATCGTGGTTTACGATCATTGAGTCAGCAATCCGCGAATGATCAGTTGATCAATCGGGACATCGTATGACTCCAGTGGGAACCTTCTGCGTAGTTCTTCTTTTGGTATGTCTATCCTAGCCTGAACCGCTCTAGCCTCTGCTTCACCAGCAAGACGCCTATATAAATCAGGATTTTTTTCTGGCAATCCACCAATTGCAAAACCTTCGATGTTTTGCACCCCATGCTGCAACTCATGGGCCATTACGCTTCTTCCTGTTTGCATAAGTCTCGAAATATCTCCTCCGAATACGACATTTCCATCATAATATGCTGATGTTCCAGGAGGCAAATCTTTTGTGTCTTTTACAAAGAATTTTGTACTAATGAAGTCAGGATATGCTTTATAAAGTTCTGGATGTTCAAATACGTTACCAACTACACTTTGCCATTCGTTTGGAGTCGGCGGGGTTCTTTGTTCAAACTTTCTGAACATTTCTTCTGTTTCATCAGCAGTCATCGACTTTGCAAGTAAACCAGATCGAGCAGGAGGCTCCTTTCCAAAGTATTGTCTAAACTGTTCTTTTGCGTCCCCAATGCCTATATTCAGCCGATCCATCGTTTGCCGCAAATAGTTTGCAGCCATAGCTTCATCTAATTGTTCAACATATTTTTCTGATAACCTTCCAAACTCTTTACCGGGTCGATATTCAGAAGAAAAGTCACTAATCTCTTGCCGGAGCATCCCATCTGGTGACCTAAATGTGCCAGTCTGTAAGTAAGCATCCTTATTTGCCACACCAGACTTTTCTAAAGTCTCAAATGTTTCTGCACTAGCCTTATTCCAAAGTCTTGACTTAGGCCCGATAAAGATTGCAGGGATAGTTCCAGCAGCCTCCAACAACCCTGGAATTTGTGCAGCAGCCTTAAACGCGCCAGCAGGAGCACCCAACGCTGGCATATTCCCTAGAGCCTGACCTGTACGATACGATTCCTCTGCCAGCAGACCACCGTATTCCGGCTTATCCAGCCCGAGATAACCCCTGCCAGCACCGCCGACCATAGCAGCAAAAGGCTCACCAATGTTGCGCTGGTAAGCCCCAAAAGCCTGTTCTAGTCCCAATGCGCGGAGTAGCTGGCTGACATCCATGTCACTTGCCCTTGTTGCGTTCGCTGATAGCTTTAGCTTTAGCCTTAGCGTCTGCCTTGGATGACGCACCCCATGCTCTCAGTGACAGCAGCAAACGGGTTGGTTTTCCATCCTTGTACTCTGGCCCAGGCATCCCACCCATCCGAGCCAGGAATGATGCTCTGCGCGGATTGTCACCAGACTTCACTGGAGCCTTCAGGTCTGATCCTGGATTGGCTCGCTCGTAAGACTTCCTGCCAGCCTCATTCAAACCACCAGATGGGCTTTTACCGGCCTTGCGAGTCCATGCAGGTGACTTCATTTCTTCTTACCTGCCCTGATGTTGTCCACCAGATTAGGGTAAGGTCTGCCAGCAGCAGCCGCCATCGCCTTAGCAGACTTCTTCTGCTTCTTCGACAGCGGATCAGGCTTGCCAGCAGACTTAGGCCGAGGCTTGTCCCAGACGGGCTTCATTTCTTCGGGTACTTTGGAGCGTTGTTCTTGGCAGGCTTGGGCTTTTTGTACTTCGGTTGATTGGTCGTACCCATTAATCTTCCTCCATCATCTTAGCCATCTTAAGCATGATCTTGTGCTTCTCAGTCATGCCCTTAACAGGCCCACCAGACAGCCAACGGTCGCAGACGTAATCCTCTGAACACCGGAAGTCCCATCGAGCGCAATAACCGATGTCGTCCTCGTCAACGATCTCCTGCATTTCCTCTGGCAGACCAGAAACCATGCACTCGATCATCTCCGGGGTTTGCAGGAACCGCGCACAGTTCCCACAACTCATCTCATCGTCTTCTGCCTCGGTATATCCAGCTTTGGATTCAGCCTCAGCCTTGTTCCGATCATTGACCTTCTGATCCTGCGTTGAGACTGGACAACCGTTCATTTTGCCCTCTTTGGCATCTTTTTGTACGCAGACTTAGGGGTTGCCTCGATCATCTCTTTTGCAACCTTCTGCGGGACTCCGGTTGACTTAGCAACCTTCTTTGACCCGGCTGCTGCGTACATCAACCGCTGCTGCTGCTTGCTGGTGATCGGCATTTCAGTCCTCGACGATGTGTTCTAAGTGCCCAATACGCCCAATAACACCCATCTTATCAACTTCTTGCACACTTGTCTCCGGCAGGAATTTGAACAATCCATGCTCAATGTCAAAGACTTTTTTGTCCTTCCACTGACTCCAATGGAATGCCAGTGAGCGTTTCAGCGCCAGTTCTAGCGTAGGAATCTGTGTGCTTGGTATTCCGTAACACCGAGTCATGAACATATGAGTCGTGCCGCATTCCTCCAGACTGAACCCTGTCGGAATCCTGCGCTTGAACACCAGTTTTTCTGGATCGTGCGAGTCCGGACTGAAGTCATCCGTCAACTGATAGCGACCACTCACTTTGTAGTTGTTAGCCTCGGTTAGCCAATCCAGTGACCGGATCATCACCTGCATCTCAATTGAGTTCTGGATGAACCCGCGAGGCAATCCACTGTCATGCGCCTCATGGATGAAATCACAATCCCAGAACGGAACCAGATGCACCCTGCGCGGGATAGCCTCTAGGAAGGCTTTATCGGGCCTATAGCGCGACGATTCTGTCAGGACGATGGAGGACAGTGGAAATCGCTTCCAGATGCTCTCAAGCGTTCCTAGAAGCTCATAGCAACGTCTTTCGTCGTTGTTGATCGCTGATGTGACCAAAAATCTCATTGCCAGCCACCTCTTGTACTCTTCCATTCCTGCGTTGCAAATACCTGTCCTTTGCCCGTATAGCGGGAGCCAGCAAAGTGTTCAGGCAGGAAGTAATGAGACGGATAAACAGTGAGATCGCTGAACTCATGCTCGTGCATTGTCTGAGTGATTCTTGCTGGCCCTGAGAACTCCCAGGCCATCCTATCGCCTGGAGTGTCGTTTTCCAGGTCTTTGATGATCTGACCAATGAACGGATGGCGCGGGACTGATCCGACCACACCGTTTGCGATCAGCCCTGGACGCTTGATCTCTGACTCCCAAGACGCAAAGACATCCGGCTCTAACAGCCAGTCCTCGAGCGGTCTGACACACAGGCTGTCAGCATCCAGTGCGATCCCACCGTGGTTGTAGAGGATCTCCCAGCGCATACAGTCGGCAACTCCGCAAAGCTCTCGCTCCCAGTAGTGCCGCATATGTTTTGCAAGGAGCCAGCCATCTTTCAGGTCGCTGTTACCCCAGACCGTGACCGTGTAGCTTGGATTCTTGTCGATCCAGGACTGGATCTCTGCGTCTGGACGTTTGGACTCATCACCAACCCAGACGAAATGAAGTCGTTTTGGTATCAAAAAAAGTGCCTCCACGCAGGAGGCACAATCGGGGAGACACCCAAGGAAGGAGCGCCCCAATTGTGCCAGATTTATCTTGCAGACGGAAACAGCAGTTCTGGTTGCTTTTGTGCGCCTTTCACCAGCAACTCTTGCGCTGTCATCTCGACCATGTGTTGCCGACCATAACCCGGTGAGACAAACTTTCCACGCTTCAGCCAGTGTGGAACCCAGGTGATGCCTCTCAAAACATAACAGTCTGTGGCCAGCTTCATACGATCGTCTCCTTTATAAACACCCCGTTAGGCATCAGAGTGCCTTTCCGGTCTTTGATCTCGTTATACGCACCTTCCAGGCAATCCAGCATATCCAGCCCTGCAAGCTCACAGAAGTTGATCATGCATACCAGAACATCGCCCACAGCATCAGCGGTTAGAGCAACATCCTTCTTTGCAATCCCATCTGCAAGCTCACCCATCTCACTGACCATCTTGAGAAACTGAGCGTTAGCTGTTGAGTTTGGGATGATCTGTCTGGCCCGACTCCAACCGACAACCCGCACATAAAGCTCATCGAAAGACATTGTTGCCATGATCAGACTCCTTCTGGATTTTCAGAAACTGAGACATGAGTCTGGCTTGTGCTGCCATTTCCACCAACAAATTTTGAGCTTCGTTGTAATTTTTGTTCAAAAGTTGGATCCACAGATTTCCAGTCATCTGATTCAGGGTCAGCCAGTGCGACGACCAGTCCACCGGGTTGTTGAGCATCCCAGAGCCTCTTGTTGAACCGGAATGCTCGTCTGTCTTCTGAGTTGAATGATCCAATCTTTTTCTCCGTGTCATCGTCCATTGCTTTGATAAGTGCTTTTCGGAAGTAACTTACCTCGATATCCAGGTAGTGCAGATAACTTTCCAACGCATCTGTCCACAGAAAATCGTGAGCGGTTAAGCAGTCGAATGTCAGTTTGAAGTGCTTTTCTCCGAATGGTTTGAATGGTTTGATGCAAGCATCACGCATTGCGGTTGCGACAACCGCTGCGATCAACCGTTGCTCTGGGATTGATTTGTAGACCTGATCAAGTTCTGGTGTCACCGACGATCTCCTTCTTTAGGTTGTCAGGGATTTTGGGAATGGGAAACCAACCGATATACCACTTTTCTTTCCCGTCCCACCATCCTGTTGTTGCAATTCCAGCCTTGTTGAGTAGCTGAACTTTCTTGTTGATTGGACAGGTGTCCATCGTGCGAAAGAATAGGCTTGCGTCTGTCTGTGCGTTGTCTGGCTGCATCAGTCCCTCAACAATGCACCGATGGATGTGCGCTGATCTTTCTTGACAAACGCAGCGACAAGCTCTGCAAACCGGGTAAGTTGCTCATCGATGACATGATGAGTGTGTGAGATGCAGTTGGGCTGGAATTGCCTGGACTCCTGGTCGATGATGAATCCAGCCTCTGCTGCCATGCGAATGATGTCATCGTGTGTCACCCGTTCTTCTCCTTTAGCTTTGCCTCGAGGTAGCGAGCAAACTGTTGACACCAATCGTCCGGGTCGGTGTTCCAATCGTTTGGGGTTTCGTACTCGACATGGCAAAACCCCTCATGTACTTCCTCATCCGTTAGCCCGATCCATTGGCGCTGTGCGGCGGGTGGGGTGGTGTAGAGGGGTTCCCAATGTTTACCAACAACTGAATATTGTTTTGCCGCCAAAGGAAAAACATTGCCATATTCGTCAAGCCACGCCACCGGCACCTGCTTGTAAACCTTAGACTCAGGGATTTCCTGCGTCACTACCTTATCGCCATCGAACCATGTCTTTGTGATGTGTGTTGGCATGTGTTCTTCTCCTTAAGTTTTGCTTCGGTGATCATTTTCTGCTCATCTTGGTACTGCTTTCTCCATTCCAACCGACGAGCTAGTATTTCCAAGTAGCAGCTTTCACTGCCCACATTTGCCCGGTCTGGATCTCGGTAATAGCGATACTCGCCATACGAGCAATCTCGTTGTTAGGTTGATTGGTTCGTAGTTCGTGAATCTCGTCAATCAAGTCCGCGCACTTGCGCTTGATCGCATCTACCGTCGGATCGTTCGACGGATTGAAGGTCAGGCCAACTGCTTTCATACCAAAGGTCAGATCATCACTCATTGCAACCTCCTGTTGCGGTTAAAAAACTCACCTCTGCTTAAAACCAAGACGCCGCATACCCAACTCGATCAGCATTGCTGCGTCCTCAAGGCTGTTCTGACTGCTGCTCATGCCTGTCTGCCACTCGCCACCGATTCGCTTTCCGACCAGACCGACCGTGACGATCTCGCCTGCCTTGGCGTCCTCTAGCCACTGCTCAAGCATTGCAATCGCGTCGCTGTTGTCTGGTGTAGTGGCTTTGATAAATGGTTTGATGTTGTCGGTCATTTCTCACCTCTTGCTTTCTTGAGTGCAGCCCTTGCCATTGGCGCGGCTTCTCTGCCTCTTCGATTGCAACGCGTTCAGCAGCAACAACAAGGCTGGCAAACCTATCAAATACATTTACATACTCCAGCCAGTCCATGTTTTCAGAATCAAACCATTCGATTGCTTTTGACTCGTGCATCATTTGTTTTATTTGTTGCCTAGTCATTCTGATACTCCCTAACGCGATCCATCTGAATGTCGATGCTCATCCAGTCTTTGTCGGTAGCTTTACGCTCCAACCACGGTGCTGGCCTACCTCTGCGGTCACACACTTGATAAGTTGCATCGCTCCATCCGTAGTAGTCCAGATCCGATGCAGAGTTGCGAGAGAAAGATCCATTGACTCGCTCATAGCTGACCAGCTTGACGATGCAAGGGATGCCTTGAATCCTGGTTTCAATTTCCATTATCTTCGCTCCAGTTTTCCATCGGGGTTAGAAGCTTCTGCTGTCAGTGACTGCACTGGAACCTCGTATGTGGCCCAGGTTGCTCCGCAGTCATGACATTTCTTCCTTCTCCAGATCCACCAGTATCGAGTGTCTTTCCTGGTCTCCAGCGTCTTGGAATCCCAAGATCCACACTCAACACACGTGCTCATCCTCAACCTCGACCTGCAATGAATCCAGAACCACTTTGATGTTGACCTGCGCGTCCAGGGTCGCAATGAACTTAAGATGATCCGGGCAATCCTTCTGGTTCTGCGCCCATTTGATCGCTTGCAGTGCGATTGCAAGGGTTGATGCTTTGATCTTCATTTCTGCTCCTTGTTGGTCTCATCAGTGCCAGCATCACTGGCAGACCGGCTCTCGCCGGTTTCGACCTAACGCACCAGATTATTTACTTGCCAGCCCACTTTTTAAGAAAGCGTTTGATCTTGTTGATGTCTGCGCGTGATGGCATATCGTCATCGCGCTCACCCTCCTCGATTAGATCAATCTCGTGTCGCGCTCGGTACACCATGTGACTGATGTCTTCTGGCATATCCAGAGGATCAATCCGCACTTCTGGAAGCTTGCAGTATTCAGCGTAGGCTTTGTCGTACAAGTTGCTCATGTTTGCTACTCCTGTTGTGTGTGTCGATGGAGTAACTTTACATGAACCTTGCAGTCCTGTGTGAACTTTCTGCAAAATATTTTTTAATCGACAGCGACAGGTCTATAGATTTCCTTTATAGCCAGCAGTTGACCTCTAGCCTCCGGAGTGCAGTCCCGTCCGTCTGTGGCTATGTGGTGACCCCAGATGTCTCTGAGCCTAGTGTCGTGCTTGATGCCTCTGTGCAGCAGTAAGACAGCCTGTGCTGACTTTGGATGCTTTGCCCAATGCAGGAAATCGAACCCACTCGTCCTGGTCTGCCTGACTGCTGACTCGATGATCCGCTGGCCTTCCGGTGTGATCTCTTTCGCCGGTGGTGGCAGCGCAGGTTTGTGTTCTGGCCTGTTGTGTTCCTTGCAGAGCTTGATGAACTCACCGAGCGCCGGTGGCCAGTCCGGTGGGTTTGTCGCCAAAGACGCCAGCGCAGCACGAATGGCATCAGGGTTAGCTGATCGCAGATACTGCTCCCAAGCTGCCGACAGATCAGACCATGATTGATCTGACACATTGAACACAGATTTGGTCTTGTTGCTGCCAAACAGCGTCTCAAAACGGAACAGAATCCTCTGGAAGTACGGGTACTTTTCCATTGCTCGCCTCCATGTCGATGGTGTCGAAACTTGAAAATCTTGCTTTCCAACTATCGTCTTTGCGCTGCTTCTCTGTCACAGCACGTTGATTGCGAACCCAGTTCCTCCATGTTGCAAACCAATCAGCTTTTACGCCTTTTGCCCCTGGTACTGCAATCCAGTAGTCGTAAAACGTATTCCAAACCTTGACTGGGTTTAGCTCTGGTCTCTCTGACCTACAGAACTCGCTCCACTCATCAGGAAGCTCTGTAAACGGTATGCGTGTGCCTCTATTCTTTTGTTTACTTGATGATTCCTTGATGGTTAAGGGTGAACCACGTTCGGGGGTGGGGTGAACGT